CGGAAGATACAAGGGAGTGGAAGTGCTATGACAAAAGAAACGATTAATGCGATCAAGAGAATGCACAAACAGAACAGCGAGGGTGTCACCATCAGAATCAAGACATTCGGAGAAGGTTATCTTCCGGAGAAAATTGTCCAGGGAGACTGGATCGATCTGAGGGCCAGAGGCGAATACACCATCAAAAAAGGAGACATCCAGCTGATCAAGCTGGGTGTCGCGATGGAACTGCCGGCAGGATATGAGGCAATCGTTGCGCCAAGGTCCAGTATGACCAAAAACTTTGGAATCATCTGTGCCAATTCCTTCGGAGTAATAGACCACAGCTACTGCGGTGATCGAGACGAATGGGGCTTGTTTGCTCTAGCAGTCAGAGACACCATCATTCACGACAAAGACCGGATCTGTCAGTTCCGGATCCAGAAAAATCAACCGCTCATAAAATTCGAGAAAGTCGAGTCTCTGGGTAACCCAGACCGCGGCGGCTGGGGAAGCACGGGAAAACGGTAGTCACCATGCTTAGGGCTGTAATTGATCTGGTTTTAATCGTTGTTGTCGTTTTGAAATTTTTCGGAGGTAAACCGAGATGATCATGATTGATATTGATATGCCGACTTCCTGTTACGAGTGCCCGTTTTGCAATTGTATGGCTTTGGGTAAGGCAGGATGCCAGGCCAAAAACAATCAGTGGGTTCCGCTGTATGAAAAGGATGACCGCTCAGAACAATGCCCGCTGATCAGCTGTTCTGAAGAGTTAATTCGGAGTGCAGTGTAAATCTGAATGATGGGAAAACGAGGGGCAGGTTCAGGTATACAGTAAAAGTAATAAGTATTCTGAAAAGATGAAGAGGTGATCTTTATGGGAAAGGCAATTGATGCAGACGCTTTGATCAAGTGGATTGATCAGGAATGGTCAGGTTCGGACGAAGATCTGCTTTCTCATATCAAAAAAATGCCGGAAACAGTGCGGGCCGCACGGCCTGTACTGCATCCGGAGGATAAAGTGCTGCTGATTTGCAGTTATGCTCCTAAATGTAAAGCAACAGAGGGAAATCTGCTGAGGTTAATAACAGCAGAAGAAGGTGAAATTATCTGGGCACATCCCGATGAAATCATTCAGCCGGATTTTTGTCAGTAAAAAGGAATGAACTATGGGCCAGACGGTATACGGAGTGAATGTACCATGTCACGGATGCGTGAGCAGGAGTGAAATCTGCCACGCATCCTGCCCGGTATATCTCGAATTTGTACAAAAACAAAGGGCTGCTGCAGAAGCGTATCATCGCGAAAAGAAAGCAGTATCTGATGCATATAACGTGCGTGGGGAAGGGTTTGAACGATACAGACGTGCCCACCATCGTTAGAGGAAGTATGTGAGAAGAGGGGGTGATTTTAGGCAATGAGCAAGCCGAAACATCCATATTGGAGCTATGTAAAGTCAATACTCAGAGATTATCCCAGGGTGAAGAAAGAGGTCGAGACACCGCTGGATCCCAGGGTCACAACGGTGTATGGAATGAATGGGCATGGGATCGGCGGGACCAGCAATCCGACCATGGACTGTGTTATCCACGACGTCCCGGAGAAGGATCAGGTCAGATATGATGCCGTGAATAATGCAATCCAGAGAACGATCGACAATCATCCGGATGACGCTGATGCACGTCTTCTGATTGTGGATCTGGTGTACTTCAAGAAGACACACACCATCGAGGGCGCCGGAATGCGGGCGCATACATCTAAATCGAATGCAGGACGCTGGCAGGCGGAGTTTATCCGTACCGTAGCAGATGAGCTGAATTTGCCGTAACGGAGTCGGGCAAACATGCCGTTATGAGCGTTTTATAATACTAGCATGGACAGTGTGGGGTAGGTACATGCCTATCAGTATGCAGCGGGGCGGGGCTGCACAGCATGTAGACAGGAATCAGCATGCGCAGATGAGATAAGATTGTGTATCTCTGGAAAACAAGCGCCTAGAAGGACATGATACTTTGAATAAAGCCTCCTTTCGACAAGCTACTATCGAGCATAAGACAAGATGCAGAAGATAACTGAGCACCGGAGGTACACGGGTGCTGATCTCTCGGAAACGGCGCACCATCATTAACGCCAGGACTGAACACAGCCAGTCCTGACGTATTTTTATAACATCTGAGAAGGAGGTGCAGGCTGTGGCAGCGGCAAAGACAAAAACCGCAAGGAAGAAACCGGCAGCCAAAAAGTCTGCAGCGTCCAGGAGCAGGACCACAAAAAGAAGGAAACTGACAGAAGAGAAGATAGAAGAAATTACTGGTTATATATCACGGGGTGCAACAAATAAAGACGCTGCAAACAAAGCACATATTGCGGAGAAAACATTTTATCGCTGGATCAACGAAGGTAACGCAAAGTTGGAGAAAGATCCGGATTGTACAGATATAGAATGCCAGTTATGTCAGTCGTTAAAAGAGGCAGACACGGATCGGAAACTGAAACTTTTAAGCATTATTGAGCAATCTGGGATAGAAGGCAAGTGGCAGGCGGCAGCGTGGATATTGGAACGTTGCTATCCGGATGAGTTTGCGGTCAAATCTCCGATGAATGTCAATGCGCATCTCACCGGAAAGACCGACGAAGATCCGATCAAAACAGAATCAACCGTCCAGATCTATCTTCCGGATAACGGAAGGAGCAGGAAGACGGAGAAAAAGTGATAATAAGGCGCCGGTGCATATTCGCTTGGGCACCATGCTTTATTGATAAAGGCGGCGGATGCTAGCCGCCTTTTTTAGTGGGGTAAACAGGATGCAGATTCTGATTAAGGATAATAATAAACCGATAGCGGTATTATACTGGGGAAGCACAGCGGTCCGGAAGTACAACCACCATCATGACAAGTTAGGCAGGTTTGCCTCTGCAGATGGAAGCAGCGGGGATTATATAGAAGAACAAGGGTTAAGGAATAAACATGGAAGTAATAGCGTTAAATGGGACGTGGTGAAATCAAAAGAATATACAAAGAAATTCCTGGCTATTACAGATAATGAGTATGTTGCAACGCAGATTGCAAAATTTGCCAGAAAAGCGTTATTGAACCGGGATGGTACAGAAACCGAAGAAATGTACGCACTTGATATAAATAATGGGCGACTCATTACTAAAGTTACGGATCAAAATGAAATAAGACGAGTGGGCAGAACTGATCGTTTTAAGAAGCTTCTTAACATAGCAGAATCGAATAACACGAACATACTTATTATTCATAATCATCCAGATAGCAGTGTGCCGAGTCTTGCGGATATAAATGCGCTTCTCGACAACGAAAGAGCTGCTGGGATAACTGTCGGTCATAATGGCAATGTGTATTACTATACAAAACCGGAAAGTCAGATTAAAGCGATGGATTTTTCAATTGCGTTTATGAAAACGAAAGCTTACAATATAGTTGATGAATCGATGAGACGGGAAGAGGTTTTGGGTTATTTGAGTAAAAAGTTTAAATTTCGGTTCGAGAAATTGTAAAAAGGAAGTGTTTATCATGGCAAAGAGAACAAAGAAGTTTCGTACCGAATATAAGATGGGTGATTGCGATGATAGATTTGATATATTCGTGCTTTTTGAGTTATATCTGCAGCAGACGCCAGCAGAATGGAAGAGAACAGTTGAAAAATTAAAAGCACAGGGATGCCCAGATTATTATTATACATTTGATTAAATTAGGTTTTACATTATAGGCCGCCTTGGGGCGGCTTTTTTCGTGCGATAAAAGGAGTGGAAGCAGAGCATGACAGTCATAAAACCGCAGCCCGGTCCGCAGGAGATGTTTTTGTCCACGACTGCAGATATCTGCATATACGGAGGAGCGGCAGGCGGAGGGAAGACGTTTGGTCTGTTGATGGAACCGCTGAGACATATCGATAACGGCGATTTCGGAGCGGTCATCTTCCGGAAAACATCGAACCAGATCACTGCGGAGGGCGGATTGTGGGATACGTCCTACCAGCTGTATCCGATGGTGGGTGGAGTACCGAAGAAAACTCCGTCCTATAGCTGGACGTTCCCATCTGGGATGAAAGTAACATTTGCGCATATGCAGCTGGAGAAAGACGTGCTGAACTGGCAGGGCACACAGATTCCGCTCATTTGCTTTGACGAGCTGACTCATTTCAAACGGAGCCAGTTTTTTTATATGTTGTCAAGAAACAGATCAGGATCCGGAGTACCCGGATATATTCGAGCCACTTGCAACCCGGATGCATCAAGTTGGGTTGCGGAGTTTATCTCATGGTGGTGGGATCCGAAGACCGGATATCCGATACCTGAACGGTCCGGAGTTATTCGGTGGATGTACAGGCGGTCGGATGAAATTTACTGGGCAGACAATAAAGAGGAACTGTGGGAGCAATTCGACCTGAAAACACCGGAAGAAAGGGCAGAGCCAAAAAGCGTGACCTTCATCGCTTCCACTCTGCAGGACAACAAGATTCTGCTGTCAAAGGATCCGGGCTATATGGCGAACCTGAAAGCGCTTCCGACCGTAGAACGTGAGCGGCTGCTGCACGGAAACTGGTTGATCATGCCGGCAGCGGGGCTGTACTTCAAGCGAAGCCGTGTCACCATGCTGGAAGAAATTCCGGATGATGTTGTCCGGTGGGTCAGAGCGTGGGACCTGGCAGCAACAGAAGACCGAAGAGACACAAGACCGGAGGATGGTCCGGCATATACAGCCGGTGTGCTTCTGGGAAAGCGCAGGAACGGACGGATTCTTGTCGCGGACGTTATTAACAAGCGTATGAATGCGGCTGACGTCCGAAAGACAGTCAAAAACACGGCGATCGTCGATAAAGTGAAGTATCACCATGTGCGGATCCGGATGAACCAGGACCCGGGGCAGGCCGGAAAAGAGCAGGCAGAGCAGTATATTAAGCTGCTGCACGGATTCAGTCTGCATATCGAGCGTGAGTCTGGCGATAAGGTCACCAGATTTGAGCCGTTTTCGGCGCAGGCACTTGGATTAGAGGGTGATGAAGAGGGTTTTGTCGATGTACTGATCGCACCGTGGAATGAAGAGTATTTCAACCAGTTGGAGTCATTCCCGCAGTCCAGGTTCAAAGATATGGTTGATGCAACAGGTACAGCGTACAACGAGCTTGAGCGGCTTCCAGCTATGACGCCGCCACCATCCGATGCAGGGAAAGCAGATCGTACATCCCCGTGGATCTATTAGGAGGCATTATTATGGCAGAGAATAACAAAAACAATTACAATCCGGTTCCGCCGGATGTCGTCAGGCATTACAAGAACTCTGAGGAATACGGCAGAATCGGTCAAAAACGCTATTCAGGCGTATTTTTTGAGGAGTTTCTTCCAGAGCTGCGTGGATCACGCGGAGCGGCGATATACAAGGAAATGGCCGATAATGATGATGTTATCGGCGCGATTCTTTTTGCGATTGAAAATCTGATCCGGCAGGCAGAATTCACTGTCAGTCCAGGAGGAAAGAAACCAGAAGATAAAGAGGCGGCAGAGTTCATCGAAGATTGCATGAATGACATGAACGGGCAGACGTGGACGGACACCATCAGCGAGATTCTTTCATTCCTGACATACGGCTGGAGCGTACATGAAATCGTATATAAACGCCGTATGGGAAAGAATAAAGATCCGCGGCTGAACAGTAAGTATGATGACGGGCTGATCGGCTGGAGAAAACTTGCAATCCGTTCGCAGGAGACACTGTGGCGCTGGGAATACGATGAAAATGATGAATTGGTGGGAATCAGTCAGATCGCGCCGCCGGATTATCTGGTCCGCACCATCCCATTGGAAAAGTGTCTGCATTTCCGGACTTCCAGCAGAAAGAACAATCCGGAAGGGAGAAGTATTTTAAGAAACGCGTATCGTTCCTGGTATTTCAAGAAACATCTGCAGGAAGTAGAGGGAATTGGAATTGAGCGAGACCTTGCAGGACTTCCTGTGCTCCAGCCACCGGAAGGAGTGGAGATCTGGGATCAGGAGGATCCGGAAATGGTCCGCTATCTTCAGTATGCAGAGCAGCTTGTGTCAAACGTCAGAAGAGACAACAAAGAGGGCATTGTACTGCCGTACGGATGGAATTTTGAACTGATGAACGGAGGTTCCAGAAGACAGTTCGAGGTGGGATCCGTCATCGACAGGTACGATAACCGAATGGCCATGACGGTCCTTGCTGACTTTATCTTTTTGGGGCATGAGCAGACCGGATCATTTGCGCTTAGTTCAGACAAAACGACACTTTTTGCGACAGCGATCGGATCTTATTTGGACGAAATCTGCGAGGCGTTCAATCTGCAGGCAATTCCAAAACTGATTGATCTGAATGCGGATCACTTTAAGGGAATTACAGATTATCCGAAGATGGAGCATACCGATGTTGAGAAGCCGGACATTGCTACCATCTCTTCATTCCTTAAGGATATGGTCGGTGTGGGCATCCTGCAGCCGGATGAAGGAATTGAGGATTACGTCAGAGATCTGGGTTCTCTGCCGGACCGTGTAGAAGGTGCGCCGATGCCTGGCGTAGATGACAATACAGGCGATGAAGAAGAAGAACAGACAGGTACGGACAACCACCATCAGGAGACGCAAAACACCAGTCAAAACGGCGGAAATGCATCTGGAGAAGGAGTGAATGGAGCAGAGGAAAAGATCGATGACAGAGCTAATCAGAAGGTCAGGGTGATGAATGAGAAATGATCCTGTTTAATGACGAAATAAAGAAAGATATCCCGGATTACATGCTTGCATCCAAGCAGTTCCGGGATTTTTTAAACCAAAAAGAGCCTAAGTTGATCAGATTGCTGGCCAGCAGGCGCGGAGATCCGTCGGATGTCATTACGTATGCTGATCTGAGAGAAGCGATTGAGTCGGGCGAGCTCAGCGAAGACACCATGCAGATGCTGCGGGACGAATATTCGAAGTGGATAACCAGAAAGTTGCTGCCGGCATGGGAAGCGGCGATTAACGAAGCGCAGAAGGAGCTGAAAAAGAAGCGGTACAAAGAGTGGGCATACAACCCGTTTGAGACTGCCGCACATGAATGGATGCAAGAGCGGTCAGCAGAGCTTGTTGTCGATATAACAGAGCAGCAGAGAAGCGCATTGAGGGCTGTTGTGCAGCGTGCAGTCTTAATTACACATTCTTCTCCGGATGCCCTTGCGCAGGTGATACGTCCGATGGTGGGGTTATATCCGCAGCAGATGACAGCGAATCTGAATTACTACCAGAATGCGCTGGAGAAGCTGCAGGAGTCAAATCCGTATGCGTCACTGGAATCACTGGAGCGGAAAGCGCGTCACATGGCGCAGATGTATGCAGAGAAACAGCACCGGTACAGGGCGCAGATGATAGCAAGGACGGAATTATCGTTTGCGTACAATCACGGCGAATGGATTGCAAGCAAACAGGCTGTTAAGGACGGAATGCTGAAGCCGACCACCAAAAAGAAGTGGGTGTCAGCAAGAGATGACAGGGTCTGCAGTTACTGCGAGGCAATGGACGGTGTCACCATCAATATGGATGATGAATTCCAGGGTTACAAAAAGAGCGTGCCGTGCCCGCCGATGCATCCGCACTGCCGCTGCGTGTTAATTTATGTGGAGGAATAATTGTTATGGGAAAAGAAAGAAGCGACAAATTAATACTGATCAGGAAAGGTCGAGATCTGATCATCAAATTCAACCCGTACCACGGGTATCACGGATATTTCAGCAGCAGAGACGCACACACGGACTTCAGCCCGGGAAGCGGAAGGACAAGAGCGTTTTCTATCGCACGGGAGAATATACGCCGCATTGAAGAAGGCAATACGGAGCTGGTAGTCGGAGATTATTCAATAACTCTTAAAGGCGGAAAGGCCACATATGCGGATGCAAAAGCACAGGCGATTGCCAACGGAAAATGGGGCTTAGAGCAGCCGGGTGGAAAGTATCCAAAAGAGAAACAGCCGAATGAAAAGACGGAATACCCAATGCAGAACGAAAAGCAAAGCGGGCATTCTAGTGTTAATTACTGGCGTGAATTCCATGATGAAGACAAGGTGTGCGAGCAAATCGCTTCGGATCTAAAAATAAGTAAAAAGCAGGCCACCGATATGGCAATGAGTGTAACTTATTATTCAGGATCAGATTTCTCAGACATCCGAAAAGCATGCCGCGGAGAAGAAACGAGCGAGAAATACGTAAAGGAAGCGAACAACATAGAAGAATTTATCAAGGCCTCTCCGAAATGGGCTGGAGGTACATTATTTCGTGGCATGAAATTCAAGAATGATGATGCTGTAGACGAAGTGGTTGGCAAAGCGATGAGAAATGAACCGTTAGATTTAAGGGGGATCAGTTCGTGGTCAACAGATAAATATACAGCAGATATGTTTTCTAGCTACAGCCCTGCAAATCAGAGAGTTGTTTTTGTGACTAATGGAGGATCCACGAACAAAGGCACGTCAATCAGTCACCTGTCTCAGTTTGAGCATGAGCAGGAAGTTATTGTTAGCGGAGAAGCAAGTTTCATGCCAACAAACGTAAAAACAAAAACGTCGGGCGGAAAAACAACCGTATACATTTACGGGGAGATTCAGTAGAAATGATTAAGAATGTTTTAGTTTGGAGGAGACCGGTCTCTATTGTTTTGCTAATTTGTGCGTGGTAAAATTAAGATAAAACAAGAAATAATCACTTCAATTTGAAAAGGGGGTGTTCTTATGGATAAACAGTTAACTTTAATGGAGAAATGGGATTTGATGTCAGAGGAACCAGGCGGTGGAATTAGATTCCTGGGTGGCGGTAATGAGAAAATAGATTGGGATAATGTGAGCGGATTTTCAGATGAGGATATTTTGCGAATATGCGGCCCGGAGGATTATCAGGATTATCTTGCGTGGAAGCGCAAACAGCATAAATAATGGATAGAGTAAGCAGGCAGCCTTAAAGGGCTGCTTTTTTAGTGTCAAAAATATTGATACATAGGGGATAGCGATGAGACAGAAGTTAACAGGAAGAATCGAGATTATCAAAAAGGGACGAGACACCATCCTGAAGTTTAATCCGTATCATGGATATCATGGGTATTTTTCGTCCAGAGATGCGCATTCCAGCTTTTCGCCGGGTTCCAATGCTGCGAATGCAGCAAGAGCAATTGCGAGAGAAAACAAGAGGCGTATCGCAGAGGGAAATACAGATCTTATCGTAAATGGAGCATATACAGTGACTTTGCACGGAAAGAAAGCAACATATGCCGAAGCAAGACAGGCGATGAAGCAAGGTGCAGGTAAAGGATCAGGCCCAGAGCCGAAAGGTTCTGATGATCCGCCTGCAGATAGTCTTATTCATGCATTTAAGGCATCGAACGTGACGTTTAAAGAAGTATCACCATTGAGCAGAGAGTTACCTGAAGAAGAGATCATACAAAAACTTTCAGGGCGGGATAGAACGAAAGGTTCATGCGTATCTTTAGCCTGTGCGTATATTGCAAATAAAGCGGGGTTGGATGTAACCGATTATAGGGGCGGAAAGAGTCGCGAGACATTTGCACTGCACGGAAACAACAAGAATCTTCCAAAACTAAAAGGTGTGAAATCAAAAATAGTTATGGAGAAAAATGATTACACTGCATTGAAGAAATTAACGTCGGATATGAAGCCGAACAAGCAGTACTTAATGGTTATTGGGCATCACGCATCGATGGTAAGGAAAAATGACAGCGGACAGTTACAGTATCTTGAATTGCAAGCTGATTCCGGGAAAAATGGTTGGAAAGATTGGCAAAATGGATATACTGAAAAAAAGAGATTTGGCATGCAGAAATCATATTCGATTGCGAAAATGAAATATGCTGTAAGCAGTTACATAATTGATCCTGAATCTCTATATGAAAATAAAGATTTTAGAAGTATAATGGGATATATAAATACGAATCCGGCAGAGCAGAAAAAGGATCCAAAGAGCATTGCAAATTACTTAAATCCAACCGTATAGGCGGAGGTGAATTTATATGTATTATACTTTTTATAAGCAGAATGAAGGAGATAAAGTCTGGTGGGTTGAAGCTGTTGCAGAAAAGCCTGAAGGACCGTATGAACCAATGATAGGTGACATGGAGTTTAGTTTTGATCGAAAAAAAGTGTATAATTTGTTTCAGGATTATCCGCAAGCATTGTCACCGGAAGAAAAGCAGGTATTTGATCAGGAAAATGAATATTGGGTCGATTTTTTCAAAAATCGTTCTTAAAACAAAGTAATAAAGAAATACAAATATAGGGCAGTCCGTAAGGGCTGCTTTTATTATGCAAGCGAGGTGTTTACAGTTGGGCAGATCGTTTTTGGACAGCCTTATATCGGTAAAAGAGCTCAGGCGAGATGAAGAGGCAAAGCCTGCGTTCACCATCAAGAAGGCAGTAGAAGATAAAATGCAGGTTTTTGGGTGGGCCTCTATTTCGGAGATGCCGGACGGGAAGGAAATATCTGACTGGGAAGGAGACATGATCGCGCCGGAGGAGCTGGAGAAGGCAGCATACAGCTATGTGCTCAATTTCCGCGATACCGGAGAACGACATGATCCGGGCAAAAGGAAGAAGGGCAAACTCATTGAATCCGTCGTGCTGACTGCTGAAAAACAGCGTGCAATCGGCATACCATCAGGAGTCGTTCCGATCGGTTGGTGGGTCGGCTTCCAGATCACCGATCCAGAGACCTGGGCAAAAATTAAAAGCGGAGAGTTCCGGATGTTCAGTATTGAGGGGACAGGCAAGCGGCAGGCAGTAGACGATGACGGTGAATAAGGTCGTTAAATTGGGCAAAACGGCCCTTATTTACGCATATAATCATTAGTGTAGAAGTTCAGCGAGAAGGCTGATCCATAATCTCTCATTTTCTTTAATCTATCATTTTTGCATGTTGCGGTCTGCATAGAAATATGCGGGCCGCTTTAATATTGCGCAAATACGGAGGAGCGTATGGGGAAGAAGAAACTGCTGAAGGATATGGAGCTTAGCAGTGTGGATCTGTGCAGCGAAGGATGCAATCCTAAAGCAGATATCAAGCTCTATAAGAGCAGGGATGCGGGTGACAATGAATCACTCACCGAAAAGATAAAGAAGGCTGTCACAGCTGTTTTTGGAGGCGGAGAGCCGACTCCGGAAGAGCAGATGGAACATATAGCGAAAGCGTGGGCAGACAGTGCGCAGAGTATCTGGAATGATGCAGAGATATCCGCACAGGAAAGAGAAGCGCAGCTGAGAAAGTCCAGGGATGAACTGACAGCGTTTATTGACGCGGCTATCCCGAAGTGGGCAGGAACAGCCGTTGAAAAAGCCAGTGATGACCATGAAAAGAATGATGAACCGGAAACGGGGGAAGGAGAAACAGATATGGCATCAATCGATTTAAACAAGATGGATGCGAAGGACAGAGAGACCGTCCTGGACATCCTCAGTAAGTATGGACCGGAAGACCCGAATAAGGGTGCCGATGGTGAAGATCAGGACACGGAGAAGTGCAGAGGAAGAAGAGAAGACATGCAGAAGGGCGGAAACGATCCTGAAGATGAGCAGGGCAGTGATCCGGAGTCTGATGAAGAGGACAGCGATACGCCTGCACCATCCAGAAGAGAACGCGCTCCATATATCGACGAGGAAGACGATGAAGAGAAGGCGGAGATGAAGAAGGCTCTGGATGATGCCAGATATGAGATTTCCCAGATCAAAAAGGCACGTGAGATTGACAAGCTGACACAGATTGCCAAAAAGTATGAGCCGCTGGGAAAGAACCCGGAGGAACTTGCAGAGAAGCTGTACACAGTCAGAAGTGCAAGCGCTGACGCATATAACGAGGTTTGCAAGGCTCTGGATGATCAGCTGGAGATGCAGGAGAGATCTGGAATCTTCAAGGAGTTCGGTTCTAACAGATCCGGAGCAACAAACGAGCTGGAGACAGCGGTTGCAGAGATCAGAAAGTCTAAACCGGACATCAGCAGAACAGATGCAATCGAGCTGGCATACAGAAACAATCCGAATCTCTCGGAATATTAATATTGCAGAATCAGGAGGTTAATGAGATATGGCATATATCGGAAGCACGATTAACAACAGCCCTACCATCGCAGGCACTCTTGCGGCGGAGATCAAGGGTGATGCCGCGTTCCTTGCGGTTAAATTTGACGAAACAGGAAAGATCGCACTTGCTGGCAAGGGTGAGCCGGCAATTGGTGTGATTGTTCCTGGCAATGTTGAAAATCCAGCAGCAGGTGATGAAGTCACCATCCAGGTTAAGGATATCGGCATTGCAAAGGCAGGCGGAAAGATTACGGCAGGAGCAGCTGTTGCATCTGCTGCTGACGGAAAGTTCGCTGCAGCCGCTACAGGTGATTTCATCATTGGATTTGCACTTTCCGGTGCTGATGGTGACGGAAAGACATTCCAGATTCAGATCACAAAGTCTGGATATGCGAAATAGGAGGGGTTAAGTAATTATGTTTGGAACTGAAACTACAGCTAATATCAGCAAAGCAATTGCGACAGGCGGATTTAAGCCGAACATCCGTCTGACTAACATGAGCACAGCGTACTTCCAGGCGGATGACGATTTTGTTGCGACGAAACTGTTCCCGCAGGTTCCTGTACAGCTGGCTACGTCTTACTATTACAAGTTCGGCAAAGCAGAGCTGGCAAGAGACAACATGCAGAGAAAACCGGAATTCGGCAAAGTAACACCGATGCCGCTGGGACTCACCGATGATAACTACAACTGCAAGGTTGATCAGCTGATTATCGGTATGGATCAGATTTCAAGCCTGAACTACAGAAGAACGAACGCTCCGGGAGCGGCAGACCCTAGAACAGCAAAAGTTAAGGCTGCGGCAGAGCAGGCAAAACTGCATCTTGATATCATTTTTGCGGACAAGTTCTTCAAGGCAGGCGTCTGGGAGAACCAGAAGACTGGTGCTTCTGCAACACCATCCGGCGGCAGTCAGTTCTGGCAGTTCGACAATGACAACTCCGACCCGGTAAAAGTGTTCGATGACATCTCTTTAGAGATCAAGAAGAACGGCAGAAGACGTCCGAATAAACTGGGACTTGGAGCAGAGACATTCAGAGCGCTGAAGAACAACAAGTCCATTCTCGAGCGTGTGAAGTATTCCGGATCCACAGCTAATCCGGCCACCGTAAACGAGAACGTGCTGGCGCAGCTTTTTGGCGTCAAGCAGGTTGTTGTTCTGGAGTCGACTTATAACAAGGCAGCGCTTGGCGAGGAAGCAGATATGGATTTTGTCTGCGATCCGAAGGGCGCTCTGCTGCTGTATGCTCCGGACGCTCCGGCTATTGATGAGCCGTCTGCAGGTTATACCTTCATGTGGGATGTGCTGGGTGATGGATCCCCGATGCCGACCACACAGTGGGAAGGCGAGCCGGGCACACACAGTGAGTTCATTGAGTGCCTCTGCGCACCGGATATGAAGATCACCGGACAGGACCTGGCATGCTATCTCACCGGATGTGTAAAGTAGTCTGGAGGTTTAGTGCATGAAATATAAGGCGTTAAAGCCTTGCAGTTTTGATACCTTTTATCCAATCGGAGCGGAAATCCCGGAGTCTGTGTTAGATTCCGGGAGAATTCCGTTTCTGCTGGATATTGGCATGTTGAAGGAGATCACAGATTCCACCATCAAGACTCAGGAAACACAGGCAGATGAGGGGAAGAAGCAGAGTGATACAGAGCAGAACGCTGATACACTGAGCGCTTCTCAGCTTGCGGCTATGAAGAAGGATGATCTGATCGCTTATGCGAAAGATCACGGTCTGGATCTTGATACAACGATGACAAAGGATCAGATTGTAGAGGCGATCAAATTACTGTAGTGAGGGATGCATATGAATTACACCTATGATCCTGCAAAAATCGGAGAAAAAGGACTGGATCGCATGAGATTCGAGCTCGGAGACTGCGAGGTTGACGGAGGAGAAGATACGTGTGCGCTCTCTGATGAAGAGTATCTGGCACTGATTGCAAGAGCGGAGAATGAAGGCCGCGGCTGGACGTTTGCAAAGTTTTTGTGCGTTCAGGGTATTGTTACCAGGTATGCGAATGAAGCAGATTTCAGCGCAGGCGGCGGAAGCATATCACTTTCTCAGCGGTATGAACGGTGGAATGATATTTACCAGAAACTGAAGAAATCATTCCAGTATCCGGTGATTAACCAGTCAGAAGGCAGCAAGGATGATTATTTTCAGTTTGGGATGCATGACAACTGGCGCGGCACATCGGATCCGTTCAGCGGTGTTCCAAACCGGTAAAGGAGCTGATCACCATGATTCGATACAGGCCGGGACAGGAACTGAAAGTTTTTGAGATACGCAGCAAGACTGTCTCTGTTGACAGTAAAGGCAGAGTGATGAAGAAAGCGGATCCAGCGGACCACGATGCATGCATTGCGCTTCGGTTCAAAGGCATGCTTTCTGCTGCCGGTCCGGATGAAATAGACCGGTGGTCACAGATGCAGCATCCGATCACACACACCATCACAAGCAGGAAACGGGAAGCCGGAAGGGTAAAACCGGAGCAGGTTTTGATTCTTGATTCGAAAGACAAGGAGCGCCGCTTCTATGTGCAGGGTGTCAGTGATCCGGGTGAGTTAGGCATTTATACCATCATTTACGCACAGGAAAGGACGGATGCAGAAGAATGATTATCCGGACAACGATTGAAGGGTATCCGGGAGCATTAAGGCAGTGCGTCGATCATATCAATGATTCGATCAAGAATCAGCTGCAGAGCCGTACATACAGAGGGGCGAATGAAGTCAGGAATACCCTTGTTGGGGATGTTTTGACGGGTGGAAGATCTGGACGGGTTTACCGGATACCGGGAACCGGTGCAAGCTATCAGGCGTCTGCGCCTGGAGAACCGCCGGCAAATCGTACCGGTGCTTTCAGAGCAAGCTGGAATGTCAGTGCAGAAGGCGGAGGCGGCGGAAGTTATAAAGCGGAAGTCAAATCCGAGCTGACCGTAAACGGATATAATCTGGGTTCGCTTCTCGAACACGGAACCAGCAAAATGGCGCCGAGACCGTATGTAGATAAGACCGTTGAGCAGAGCAAAGACAAGGTAATTCAGATATTTAAGGAGCCGTACAGCGTATGATTGAAAATATAGTATTGAAAGCGCTGAAAGCTCTTTCAGCGTCACAGAGCAGACTTGCCAGATTCAACGGTGAGCCTGCTGTTTTTTATCAGAAAGCGCCGGATGACAAGAGTGATCTCTGGGACGGAAAACAGTACCCGAGAATTGATTATGACATCAGCTGGAGGGATGATCCTGAGCGAAAGACGGTCGGCGTACTCACCATCAATATCTGGTGTCTGAATGAAAGCGACATTCCGCCTGAAGATATTGCCGCGCTTATGCAGGATGATCTGGATACGACATTCTTTACGGATGAAAGCGGGTCTTACTGTGCGACATGGGACCGTAACCAGGCATTTGTAGGTGCCGGAAACGAGCCGCAGACCATAGGCATTACCTTGCAGTATGATCTGTGGTGCTTCCCTAATATGGAAACGATTGAACCGGATCCTGCCGCGGGATTTTCTGCGTATGTCAAAAAACTTTACCCGCAGATTGTAGTCGTCGGGTCAGAAGATGTTCCGGAGATCTGGAAACCGACAAAGGAACATCCGGCCTTTTATTCCAGGCTGTCGGGTGACTCCGTTGCATCGAAGGAAATTCTTTATGCCTATGCGACATATACGGCGCAGGTTTTTGGGCATGTTATTATGCCTTCACAAAAAGATGCGGCGTCTATGATTCGTGAGATATGCCAGAAACTGGCAATTGACGGGGAGTTCATGCTTCCCTATGCACAGGAAAACGGCACTCCGTACATCGTAACGCGAATTGAGTACAGCCCGTCGTCAAACCCGCTGAAACAGGGACAGGTCAGGGTAAGCGGCGATTACAGAGTTATGCGGTTTTATAGTCCTGCGTCAACGATTGATACGATTCACATTTCAAGCAGTGATGCAGACTCACAGAAGGGATAGAGTGTAACAAAATGAGCGAGGAACAGAAAAAGGATGAAGCAGTGAATGCTGCGCCGGAGTCTCCGAAGCTGTCGAGTATTATCTTAGACAGTATGGAAGCGCCGAAGTACACAAGAAAAGAACTGATCGCGGGATTCAGAGCGTTAGGCACTGCTAAGGCAGTTGTTGTAGCGGCACTTGAATATTACGGGATTGAAAGCACCTCTGTTGAAGAGGCAAAAAAGGCAGTCCAGAAGTTTTTGGAAAGAGAGGTTAGATAATGGGCGGATTTTTCAGAGCCGGTGAAGAGAAGATTAGACCGGGAGTGTATCACCGTTATACGAATACGACAGTGAAACAGGTCTCTTATGACGGAGTGGTAGCTGTCACCATCAGATCTAACTGGGGACCGGTTGAACAGCTTGTAGAACTGGATCGCATCAGCGATATTTACACTACATTCGGCGACGGAGGCTCTAACAACACGCTGGATGCATTGAAGCAGATCTTCAAAGGCGGAGCATCTACCATTTACGCGGTTCGGGTAGGCAACGGCGGTACAAAAGCTACAGCCACGTTGAAAGATTCCGAGGGAATTGACGCGGTTAAGATTACAGCGAAGTCACCTGGATCCAGAGCCTTGAGTTATACCGTAAGACCGATGATCGGAAATGCGGCATATAAGGTTATGGAAATCTATGACGGAACGAACGCGCTGGAAACACTGAGTTTCGAAGCCGGCACTAAAGAGGCGGATACACTTGTTGCTGCCGGCAAATGGAGCAAACTGTTTGATTTCGAAAAGGTCAGCGCTTATACGGGAAATAAGGAGCTGAAGAGCGTTCAGCTTACTCCGATTACTGCAGGAACTGATCCGGCAGCTACAGCGGATGAATACAACACGGCGTTCACACTGTTTGAGCCATACCGGTTCAATTGTCTTTGCATTGATACGGAGGATACTGCTATTGTCACATTGCTTCAGGCATACGTTAATCAGGCGTATGAGGGAGGAAAGAATATCTTTGGTGTCGTAGGTCAGAAGACAACAAAAATGCTTGTTGAGCGCCAGACAGAGGCTTCTGGAATGAACGACTACAACATGATTTATGTTGGAGACGGTTGGATGGAAGGAACGGACGTTTATGACGGATATGTCGCTGCTGCCAGAGTTGCGGGAATCATTGCGGCAACACCATCAAATCAGTCTGTTACTCACATTAAGATCGAGGAAGCATCCGGATTGTCCGAGAATCTGAAGAATTCGGATATTGAAGACTGCATCAACAGCGGAATGGTTATCTTCACAACATCCTCTGAAAACGAGGTATGGATTGAAAGCGGTGTTACAACGCTGGTTAAACCGGAATCCAATGATGATAACGGCTGGAAGAAGATTAAGCGTACAAAAGTGCGTTTTGAGCTGCTGACACGTGCTGATATCGCCTGTGAAGGACTGATTGCGAAGGTTGGAAACGATACAGACGGACGTTCCACGATTATTACGGCAATTCAGGGAATCTGCAATGCGATGGTGCAGGAAGGCAAGATCTATGACGGCGCAGTTGTAGAGATTGATCCGGATAACCAGCCTAGAGGAGACAGCGCGTGGTTCAACATTACAGTTGACGACATTGATACTCTTGAGAAGGTTTATCTCAACTATAATTTTAGATTCACGTCTGCTGCATAAGGAGGTATAGATAGATGGCTGTAAATCAGATTATGGATGTAACAAAAATCCTGACCGGAAAAGACGGTCAGCTGTGGCTGACGCTGGATGATAATACACAGATCTTTCTGGCGATGGTAGATACTGCACAGGCACAGCTGAACATGAACAACACCGATTATCAGCCGGTTGGATCTTCGCTTGTTTATTCTGTTGATACGGGGCATTCTATTACGCTCACCATGAGTGAGGTAGTAATCCGTGATGACCTGATCATGAGCAAGCTGTATGAAGGCCTGCAGAGCGGGTCCATGCCGTTGTTTGACTTCCAGTGCACACTGAAGAGGCGTGATGGAAGTGAGCAGAGACAGATCTTCAGAAAGTGCATGCCGGAAGGCAATCTGGATCTGTTTAACCTGAATCCAGGAGAGATTGTCAAGAGACAGTGGAGTTTCAGAGTAAATTCCAATCCGGAGCTGCAGAAAATGTTCGAAGAGTAAAGGAGGCTTAATATGGCTATTGAATACGCTAGGGATCCGGCTGAATTTGAAGAGGAAAGTGCTGAACTGGTAGAAGACGGTATTGAAGATCCGACGGAAGAAGAGAATGCCAATCGCCTGGTATCACAGGAAGACGCACTGCTTGCAGGGATGATGCAGGCAGCCAGGTATAAGGATGAAAAGGAAGCAAGAAAAGAGATCGTGATCAAGAGACAGGGAAAGGAACTGTTCCGTTTCTGGATTCGTCCGATCACGGAGGCTGAACTTGCCGATTGTGTAAAGAAGGCAACGAAGTATTACAAAAACCCGCAGGGCCGTCATCTTCCAAAAATCGAAGGAGATACGGATATGACGAGGATGAGATCCTACAAAATCCTACAGGCAACCGTCAACTCCGACAAGATCTGGAACAATACAACACTGAAACAGAAGCTGAATCTGCTGGATCCGGTAGACGTAGTTGACACGGTCCTGCTGGCAGGAGAGAAGGACCAGATCGACGATATTATCGATGATATCTCCGGTTTCGGGGTGGACACCATCAGCAAAGAGGACTATGTAAAAAACTCATAGAGGCGGGCGGTAAATTCTACCTCATACATCGCATATGGCAACGAACAGGGCGTTTCCCTCCTGGAATCAAATTTAACCAGGACTGGGAAATGCCCTTTATTTGGGCATCAGAGCGATATGCGATCGAACATCCCGCCATTAAAGATGCAGAGGCTTTTGATCCGGATGATACAAAGCAGTATGAGCGATAACAGGAGGAGAACACTGAAATGGCAGATCAGACCATCGTAATTGAAGTAGTATCAGAATTCAAAGATAACGCCAGCAGTGGGATTTCTCGTGTGAAAAACGCCACTGATCAGACATCATCCTCTGCTGAACGGCTCAATGGAAGCATGAACAAACTGAAGCGTCAGATTGCGTCAGCGACAGGAGTCGGCAGCGGAAGCGGTGTAGGCGGAACATCGACAGGTGTGCTGCAGAAACTTAAGGCAATTAACGCAGAAGCCAGAAGGCTGAACAGCGGAGGAGGATCGTTTCTTTCAAAAGTGCGCAACTTCGGGCAAGCAATCAAAAACATCGGAAGCGGGGGAAATGGAAACGTCCTGCGAACGCTTGGAGGATACGCAAAGAAAGGGCTCACTATCCCTATAAAGATCTTGGATAAAGCCACGTCACCACTCAGAAGGCTGTACAGGGGGCTGACTTCCTTCCGAGGTATTGTCACTGGAATGGCTGCAAACTGGGCGTTTCAGAAAGGCGTCTTGAATCCGATCAAGCAGGCCGATCAGCTGACGAACGCAAAAACATTTTTTGCGATGAAGTTTGGCGGTCAGCGGCAGGCAAACGCCTTTATGAAGGATGTCTATGCGTTCGACAAAAAGTCTCCGTATGATACCGGGCAGATTATCCAGGTAGCGAAAACGATGCTTGGATATGGCTGGGGCAGAAAGAACGTACTCAGAGACCTGGGCACCATCGAAGATGCTGCTGCGGCACACGGAGCCGGGCAGGAAGGCGTTGCAGGAATCATGCGTCAGTTAGCGCAGACAAGAATGCGTCTTAAACCATCGCAGGAAGATATCAATGTCCTGAACAGCTACGGAGTTGATGCGTGGAAATACATTGCGCAGGGACTCGGATTAAAAGGAAATGCTGCAGGTAAAGCCAAAGCACGTGAGATGGTGCAGGCAAAAGGCAGCAATGTCCTGTCCGGAGAAGAAGCGACAAATTTAATTCTGAAAGGACTGCGCAAGGATTTCAACGGGGCGGCCCAAAAACAGGTTGAGAAAACTGCAGGAGGTATGTTCGATAAAATCAGCGGCGAGCTGAACACTAAATTGGTAGTTCCGTGGGGCCAGGGTTTGCAGAAAGGTGCGATCAAAGGCCTGAAAGTTATAGACAATTGGATTAACGATCATGAGGGGTCTGTTGATAAATTCGGACAAAAATTAAAGAAGGTATCGCAGACGGCGTCTGTTACCCTTGCAAAAACGGCAACAAAAATCGTCAACCGACTGAGCAAGACGGTGGGCTCCAAAAAGTTCAAAAAAGCTGATTTTGCCGGAAAGGTGAATATGGTTGAAACGGCCGTATTCGGTAAAGATGGCATTCAGAAGGCGGCGGCACAGTTCGGTGAGTATTCGGCAAAGTACGGAGGGAAAATCGGCCTTGGGATAGCAAAAGGTTTTGCACAAGGCATTATGAGCCTGATTAAAGATATGCTGACTGTACTGCCGGGTGGGAAGAAACCATCTCCGACTGCCAAAGGCTCGGCATTTACATTAGGAGTTCTTGGTGCAACTGGGATTATTAAAGCAGGATTAGGTATTCCGGCATTAAAACTCGGCCTGAAAGGCATGGGAAAGCTGACAAAATCCAGTGCGTCCTGGATTAAGGACTATGCGAATTTCAGCAAAAACTTGGAAGAAAATATGACAAGATACGGCAGCTTTCGCAAATACCACCGTGCTCAGAAAGCGGCAAGAGTCGAAAAAGCTGCAGAGGAAAGCCGTGCCGTAAAGACACTTCGGGGAAGCAAGTACGACAAAGCACACTGGAATGGTGAGACAGTAGTCAAAGGATCTAGAGAGGCAACGCCGGTACGTGCCACAAAGTTCCGAAGACTCACCAGAGGCTCTTCCGTCGTAGAAGATGCAGGTGGAGTTGCCAGAGAAGGACGGATGAGTCGTATTCTTGCGCGTTTTCGTACAGCAAAAGTTGGAATGGAAGAGGGGAAAACATTATTCGGTGTTGCTAAAGGCGCAGGCTCAGTCAGCAAGTTTGCTTCAGTTGCCAGAGGCGTTGGGAAAATAGCGACTCCGTTAGCTGTGGCAGGATCTCTTCTGTCGGTCGCAATGGCAAAAAACAAGACAAAGGCCGCGTTTTCAGAAGGCGGTGGATGGGCAGGCATGTTTGCCGGATCAAAAATCGGAGCAGGGCTTGGAAGTTTTGCAGGACCAATCGGAACTCTTGTCGGAGGCCTTGGAGGTGGCGCAATTGGAATGTTCGCCGGATCGAAGTTAGGAAAAGGTTTATCCAATGCTATTCTTGGTAAAACCAAAAAGGCTGCAGATCCGCTGAGTATGCTGCTTTTTGGCAAAGGAAAGGGAAGTGGATTTAAAGCTATCTGGTCGGCCATCAAAAAAGGAAGAGCCGCTGATAAAGGTTCAAAAGGGTCTGGGAAGAATCTGAAGTCTGCTGGTAAAGACGCAAAATCAGCAGGGAAATCCGCAAAGAGTGCAGGAAAAAATTTTAAGTCTGCTGGCAAATCTGCGAAATCAGGAAGTAAAGGTTTTAAATCCGCAGGCAAGGCAGCTAAGTCTGGATCTAAGGGGTTTAAATCAGCAGGAAAAGCGGCAAAGTCAGCCGGTAAATCGTTCAAGTCTGCTGGAAAATCCGCAAAGTCCGGATCTAAAGGATTTAAATCAGCCGGTAAGGCGGCCAGATCCGGAGCAAAGGGATTCAAGTCCGCGGGTAAATCTGCGAAGTCCGCAGGAAGAGGATTTAAATCTGCAGGGAAAGCAGCTAAGTCTGGATCTAAGGGGTTCAAGACTGCCGGAAAGAATGCGAAATCTGCTGGAACTAAATTCAAATCTGCGGGCAACAATGCGAAGTCTGCCGGAAGTAAAATGAAGGGAGCTGCATCTAAAGTACAGTCCCTTGGAACGAAGGCAACTGGTGCAGGATCCAAATTAACCGCTATGGGATCGAAAGCGAGCGCGGCAGCATCAAACCTGTCGAAGTTCTCATCTGCAGTAAGCTCGATTGCGTCTGCGGCGTCTGGACTTGCATCCAAAATTTCATCTATCCATATTCCATCCAGCATTGGAAAAGGACATGCCAGAGGAACGAGTTCCGCGGCGCCTGGACTCAAACTGGTCGGAGAGGAAGGACCGGAGCTACTGCAGTTCCGCGGCGGAGAGAGGGTTTATACAGCCGCTCAGACACGTCACATGCTGCGGCGTGCTGGAAACAGGAAAACGACTACAGCAAGTGGCGTGCATGTGAATGTAGGCAATATCACCATCAATGCAACCGGAGACGCAGCAGGGTTTGAAGCTCTTATTCCGCAGCTGTCAAACCGGATTGCGCATGAAGTTGCAAGAGAGGCTGGCCGTATCTATCAAAATACACCGACAAGGAGTGCGTAGGACATGGCGTTAGAAGTAAGCAGTGATGCAGTAACAGCGCCGCTGGATACTGCAAAGGCAAAAATCGGTGCGAATGTAGTGAAGATCTGGTTTGCAGTCGGAAAGAGTAAATTTCAGCTTCCGACTGCACCGGAGACAATTTCAATCAGTGAAGAGGGTTCATTCGGGACATACACTATCCTGGACAAAGGTGATGTTAAGAAACCATCTGGCATATCTCCGGAGGAGATCACAATTTCCGGACTTCTGTTTGCCAAAAGTTACATGGATCATCCGTTGATGCAGAAGTATAAAAATCCAAAAACCGTTATCGCTGATTGGCAGAAATACAAAGACAAAAAGAAAAGAGTGAAAGTCAGCTGGAGCGGGCTTCCGATTAAATTGAATTCCTATTTTTATGTTGCAGCGTTGTCTACGACATTGGATGGCGTGCAGGTCAAATATGATCTGAAGCTGGTACACGCCAGAGAGCTGACTCTAAAGGCCAAAAAACGTCACAAAAAGGGAAAAAAGAAAAAGAATCAAGGCAAAGGTAAGTCTGGGAAAAGCGCGAACGCGAGGACAAACGGCGCTATTACTGGTTCGAAATACAGAGTAAAGGCAGGAGACAGTTTATGGGCGATTTCTCAGCGGTGCCTGGGAAAGATCCACGGAGGCTGGCAGGCAATAGCAAAGCTGAATAACATCAAACCGCCGTATATGATTCATCCTGGGCAGGTATTGAAGATCCCGAAGTCAGAGTCAGTGAAGTAGCAGAATGAAGAGGTGATGGTGAAATGCCGCTTGGAATTGACTACAAAGTAATAGCGATTGATCCCACCGGGAAGTATAAGTTTGACTTGTCAAAGCTTGTCACAGCACTGACCTGGGGAGACGATGAAACCGAAATGGCCGCAAAGGCGCAGGTCACCATTGCAAACATACGGTATAAAGGGAAATATCTTGCGAGTTATCTTCAGCTGATGACTCGCATTTATATTTATACAAAAAGTGGTTCGAAGTACTATGAGCGGTTCCGAGGTATTGTCTGGGAAATTGAGAATGATGATGATACGGAGAAGACGCATACGGTGCTTGCTTATGACCGTATGATTTATCTTATGAAGACGCATGATAATGCGTTTTTTCCAAAAGGGAAGACGTGTGAGTACATCATAAAGAAGATCTGCAGCAAGTGGGGCATCAAGGTCAAATACAGCTGGTATGCTCATAAATGTGGAAAGAAGAAGTACAACGACCAGACCGTTGCAGATATCTTCACATCGCTTATGGACGGTGCTAAGAGAGGAACAGGACACGGGTATGTCTTCCGCATGGATAAAGGCGTCCTGAAAGTCATGAAGAAGGGACAGAACAAAAAGATTCCAATCTTGAAATATAAACAGAACATGACCAAATCTACGAGGAAAAAGTCATTAGATGATATCTGCACAAAGGTCGCGATTGTCGGCTCAGAGAAGAAGAGCGGAGCCGTTCCGGTGCTTGCCACCGTTAAGAAGAATAACAAGAAATACGGAACGATTCAGCAGTTCGTAGAGAAAGAAGAAGGATCAACGCTGGCAAAAGCGAAAAAGGAAGCACGCCATATCCTGCATGATCAGGGGAAGCCGACGGAAGAGATTGAGGTTGTATGTAAGGACGTGCCGTGGATCCGAAAAGGTGATACTGTTTATGCCCACAGTGCCAACCTGAAGAATTATTACTACTGCACTGCTGTTGAACATAACGGTATAGACGGGACGATGACCATCAATTTAGAGGTCAGAAAAGGAGCATAGGGTAAGAGAACATGAAGAACAGCGGATTCAGTGAACTTGCAAGTGTTTTTGACAGTCGTATGCGGGAGCACTCCAAACAGCCGTATATCGTTGAATTAGGCGGTATTACGGCGAATAAAGAGCTGAAAACAGACTCCTTCCCTGAGCCAATCCCTAAAAACAGCTACTATATCGCACGCAGTCTGACGTTAGGGAAGAAAGATGCAGTATTCACCAAAACGGAAACCGTCGGAGATCACGGAGAAGCCAGTGTCAAAATCCCGGAAAAAATGCGGACTGTTAAACCGGGAGACAGGGTTCTTGTTGTCTGGGCAGGTCCTAACCATGCGGATCCAGTTGTCGTGGATATTGTCCTCGAGGCAGAGGAGGTGAAGTTCTAACAATGGCAGATCAGTTATTTCCTCAGTTTGATGACGGATATGAAGATGATGACGAGTTAGAAGTTGAATCTACCGACAGTGACGATGAAGAACAGGACGCGGCAGCAATTGAGGATGAAGATGACGTTTTAATGGATGTTCGGACGCCGTTGTTCGATTTCGACACCGGTGATTTTGTCCTCAGTAAAAGCGGAAAGATGATGGCTGCGGATCCGGATGAGGCGTGGAGTCAGTGGTGTGTAAAGAGCGTTGCTACGCCGCGGTATCATCTCCTGGCATACGGTCAGAATTATGGAGTAGATGAAGAGGGTGCAATGGCTGAGCTGGATACGGAAAGTAAGCTAAATGCGTTGGAAGAGGAGATCACCGATGCGCTGCTTGCGGATCCGAACAACCGCACTGCAGACGTCGGAGAGTTCGAATGGGGAAGATCACCATCGTCTCCTGATTCGGTCATAGGCCGCGTAGAAGTGGAAAATGCAGATCAGACAACGATTGGCCTTACTATTACAGAGACAGATTCAGAAATAGGAGGTGAGTAATACATGGCAGGCAGCAATGAAACATCCACGACAATACCAGAATTTACACTTCCTGAGTTTTTGGACGATATGGATGTCGATTCTATACATGATGAAATGATGTCTAACCTTCCTGCTGATATCGACCGTGCAGAGGGTGGTTTCCCGTGGGACTTCACCAGACCGACCGCCTTGGAAATTGCATCCTTTGCCGAGTACACACTGCCGGAGGCGATTAAAGAAGCATTCCCGCAGTGGGCAACCGGAGATATTCTGGACTACCATGCAGGATGCCGGGGACTTGTCAGAAAGAGTGCGGAGAAAGCAAAGGTTACGGTCACGGTAACTGGCACAGAAGGAACAAAAATACCGGCAGGGACAGAGTTCTCTACAGAATCAACCGAAGATGCAGACGCAGTCAGTTTCTTGACCGATGCGGATGCTGTAATACCGATGTCCGGAACGATTGATCTTACATGTACGGCTGCAGAAGCAGGAGCGAATGGAAATGTCGCAGCAAACACCATCATTTTGCAGATGTCAGAGGTAAAGGATGGGGAAGTTGAGACGATAATAAATAGCAATCCAGCATCCGGAGGAACAGATACGGAATCTGATGCAGAGCTGCAGCTGAGATGTTATGAATTTGACCGGAATGCCGATGTGTCTTTTGTCGGGTCTACAGCGGATTATCTCAGATGGGCGGAAGAAGTACCAGGCGTGGGTTTTGCAAAGGTTATTCCTGCTTCAGGAGGAACTGGGAAAGTGACGGTAATTATTACCGACAAAAACGGAGATACCGCGTCAGAGGAGCTGAGAAATAAAGTGCTTGTTCACATTATGGGCACATCGTTAGATGATCCGCAGAGGTTAGCGCCAGTAGGAGCAACATTATCCGTCGAAACGAACGTAAAAGTTGATGTCACAGTTTCTGCCACATTGGAGCTGGAAACTGATTACACGCTCGATGCGGTGAAGAAAGCATTCCTGCTGGTACTCAATCAAGCTATTCGTACTGCATCCGTGCTCAGAGTATCGGAGATTGGCGCTCTGCTGATCAATCTGCCGGGAGTCACAGATTACCATGATCTGAAGATAAACGGCAGCACAGACGCGGTCAAGCTGACATCAAGCCAGTACGCGTCAGTCAGTGCCGAAAATCTGATACTGACACAGCAGGCCTCAGCAACTGCAGCATCAACATCGGAAACGAAAGCATAGAGGTGAGCGGATATGCATAAGTCAGACATGATTGAAAAAATCCTGACAAGCAAGGCCGGACGCAGGATGCTGGAATATATCTCTCCGATTTATGATGATTCTTATGTTGGGCTGAATCTGCTTCAGATTATGGGCGTAAAGCTCGATCTGATAACAGCGTGGCTGGATGAATATGAGCGTCAGATCGTAACAAAAACTGCGACGTGGTCCATCGATATGTGGGAAGACACATATGGAATCCCGCACGATACAACTCTGAGTCTCGATGACCGTAGAGTCAAGATTGATACAAAAAGATGGAGCCACGGCCCGGCAAGTCCGTATAAAATGGCGAAACTGGCGGGTGATGTCTGTGGATTCCCGACGTCCAGCTACGATCCGCAGAAGGAGCATTATTTTGGAATCCGGATCACGGCAAATCCGCAGAAGGTCAACGAGAGAAAGATCAGGGCGGTGTTAGACCGTGCCAAGCCTGCTCACATGGAGTATGACATTACCTATCAGCAGGTAGTCAGTGAAAAGATGTACATGTGTGGATTCATAAGGTCCGCAGTAAAACAGACGATAAGGCAGGTGGATTAATTGTTTTCAGGAATTCATTTAACGACAGCGGGCGCGGCTCTGCTTGCAAAAATTCATCAGGGGAAGAGCACTCTGACATTGTTAGGCGCTGCGTGCGGATCCGGAGATTTACCATCAGGAGGAATGGAGAAAGAGCGTGCCGCACTGGTCAACAAGGTGAAGGACCTTCCAATTGCCAATATCACACGTGCCAAAAACATTGCGACAATTGAAATCCGCTTCTCTAACTCTGGGATGACAGAAGGGTTTGATTTTAAAGAGATTGGATTGTTTGCAACGGATCCAGACAACGGAACCATCCTGTATGCCTATGCGAATGCAGGAACAAGCGCAGATAAAATCCCAGCAGGTACAGCAAGCCCGCTGGAATATATTCTTGCAGTGCAGCTTCAGATCTCTGAAGACACGAATGTAGAAATTAAAGTAAGCGATTCCATTCTGTATGTGACAAAAGATGATATCGACAAATATCTTGCTGGCATTAATAACAAGGCGGATAAGGCCACGACCATAGCTGGATATGGAATCACAGATGCCTATACAAAAACTGAGGTCAACAATATGATCAATCAGATTAGTGGCAAGGTATCTGGCGTTTATGTCGGGACGTCTGCACCATCCAACCTGAAAGCGCTCTGGATCGACACCGGAAACGGCGGAATAGCGAAGTATTACGATGAGTCAAAAACCATATGGACAACCGTTAAGGCGGTATGGGGGTAATTGAACGTGAGTATTAACAAATCTGCTGACAATGTGATAAAACGAGGCAGCACAAACAAAAATATCTTCAAGCTTCCAGATTCCGTGCCTCTTGATACGGTGCAGAAGGTGCTTGTGATCTACTTTCAGAACCGCGCAGTCATCGTTGAGAAAGAAACTGCAGATGTCACCATTGACTTAGTGAGTCATACGATCAGTACGGAGCTGACGGAAACAGAAACGCTTGAGTTTTCGGCAGGGGTAGCAGAGCTTGAGGTCTGCATCAAGTACAAAGATGGGCACACGCTCAGGTCTCACATCTACAAGCTAGTGATTGAGGATACACTGCTTAATCGGGAGGTGTAGGAAGTGTCACGGTTTGAGCTTGAAGGAATGCAGCTGGAACATGCGCTTGATCTGACTGGGGACAGTGTCATCTTTGTTGAAGGGAAAAGTGGCAAGGATGGCAAGGACGGAAAAGACGGACAGAACGGCAGAGATGGAACGAATGGATCTGATGGGATTAATGGTCTGTCTGCATATGATATTGCTGTTAAACATGGATTTTCTGGTACAGAAGTTGAATGGCTTGCGTCGCTTAGAGGTGAAGCAGGGAAGGACGGGAAAACTCCGGTTAAAGGGGTTGACTACTTTACCGATCAGGAAATTGATGATTTTCTGGGAGAACTGAGTTTTGAACAAAGCGACCAATTCCTCTCTATGGCACGGTGGTATCGGTATGTTGTAGTAAAAACGGCCCTGGCATCTGTTACAGACAAGCTTACTCTGCTTGTGGAGGCGCAGGAAAACAGATTTTCGGATGCACTCATGAGCGGCGATTTGCGGCTTGATAAAAATAATATGCAAGGGTATCTCGAATTGTCAGGGAGCAGTTTTACAGTGCTGAAGGACTTCAATGCAATGGTGCTGGCTGCAGTAGTCAATCACACAGCATCAGGCGGAATTCCAACGGGAAGGGTTGTCGTTGGATCGCAGATGTTTGATTTTAAAGCAAGCAGTAATGCTGATCATGCCTATGCTTATCACCTTGGGAAATTCGAGTTAAAAGCAGGCGACAAAATTACACTTACAAAGCCGAGTACTTCAGGACAGCCGCATGAGCTGATCAGTATTTGGGCTGTTCAATAGACGAGAGAAGGTGATCAGAGTGGAAGATATTGATGTAATTCCAATGGAGTTCGTTGATGCGCAGAGGTTTGATCTTCAGGGGATTGACTGCACGCAGGCACTGGATCTTCAAGGGTTTCACATGCAGGGATCTTATCCGATCTACGGTGGCAGCATGATGCTGATCGACCGGACGCACAGTGACTATAATCTGCTGAATCACCATCCTTCTATCGAGAATGTGGAACTTGTGGGGAACAGAAGCATGTCGGAGTTTGGTCTTGGAAAAGCGGCAAACACGGATATCCTGAGCCTGTTCAAATAGAGGAGAGCGTTGTTATGGCGACAAAATACGATAAGTTAATTGATTTTGATGAGCTGTCTTTATACGATGACAAGCTCAAAAATTATATCCGGGGATTGCTGGCAGGGTATGTTGCGGTGCAGAGCGGAAAGGGACTCTCTGCCAATGATTTTACCGATGCATTGAAACAGAAACTTCTGGGCATCGCCGATAATGCGCAGGTAAACGTCCAGAGCGACTGGAACGCAACGAGCGGAGATGCGTTTATCAAAAACAAGCCGGCCATTCCGGATATCTCAGGGAAGATGGATAAAACCGGCGACGCATCGAATGCTACAGCAGCATTTACGCAGTCTACTACTCGTGCCAATTTAAAAACCGGAGACAGTTTGACAGCAATTTTTGGCAAGCTGATGAAGTGGTACAGCGATCTGTCTGCGGTAGCCTGGAGCGGGTCGTATAAGAATCTGACGGATACGCCATCAATTCCGACGGATAACAGCCAGCTTGCAAACGGAGCGGGATATCAGAATGCCAGCAATGTAAAAAGCACTGTCGAGAGTTATAAATACCAGACGGCTTCGGATGTTGCTGCCGCCATCAACTCTGCGCTTGCTGATTACAATTCGGTTTCGTTTGAAAAGGTTTCGACACTGCCGACGACCGGAAAGACAGGAACGATTTACCTGATCTCGAACGGCGGATCCGGAAACAACGTGTACGACGAATATTTTTGGGACGGAACGGAGTTTGAACTTTTTGGAACCACAGCAGTGGATTTATCAGGATATGTGAAGGCAACAGATATTAGTTTGGCAACAAACGATGATATCAACGGCCTTTTCTCATAGAAGGAGACCTGATCGATAGGATCGATTCGGGCAACGGAGGCATCGCAAAATATTATGATACAAGTAGCAGTACTTGGATCACAGTTAAGTCTGTGTGGGGGTGATTAAATGTCTGACACGATTGTTACCGCTGAATATATCAATAGCTTGAAATCATCTATAAAAACAGAAATGAAACGGCGCAAAGGATACGGGGATTTATCATCTTACGCAGGCACTGCTTATGATTTTACTGAAACACCGGCAGCAGATAAAGAGATCATTGCGGAACAAGGTCAAAAGACCATAGACCTGCTTTTATACATTAAGGATATTACAGGTATTAATAAAACAGCGCAGGGAGAAATCATTCCGGCAGCAGGAAGCACGCTCAGCACGTTAGTAAGTAAGTATGCGTCTGAAGCTATGGAAGGAAATACCTCTTCCTGCCGTGGAGCCTGCGCGGGCCTTTGTGCAGGGTCATGCACAGGTGGATGCAATGGGTGCACTGGAAAGTGCAATACAGGTTGTCAAGGGTGTACAGCAAGCTGCGGATCTGGTTGCGCTAGTGGATGCATGTATGCGTAGGGAGGTGAATCAATGAGTTGTAAGAGTGGATGCACAGCTGGTTGCGGACAGACAAGCACAACAAAATCGTGCAATAGTTGCACGGGGCATTGTACTGTTTGTGAAGGTTGTACGGGTTGCTCCGGTGGTTGCTCAACAACTTGTTCGAGTGCGTGTAAAGGAACTTGTTCTACGGGCTGTACTGGCAGTTGCACGGGTGCTTGTACTGTATCGTGTATAGCGGCGTGCGCAGGAAATTGTGAAGGGGGATGCAAGTGGGACTGTGAAGGGACTTGCTCTACGGCCTGCAATGGTTGTTCCAGTTGTTCAGGATGTACTGGAGGCTGTACTGGCTGTCAGGCGTGTGGTGGATGCTCCGGATGTAGCGGCGCCTGTGGTGGTGGCTGCAAAACTGGGTGTACAGGAGCTTGCTTGAGTTCGTGCAACGCTTCATGCAGTGCAAACTGTTATCAGACGTGCACGGGCGAAGCGGCAGCTTTACATATTTAATTCATGTGGGAGGTTCAATTATGAAGATCATTCTTAAAGACAAAACAGAAAAGGATATTCTCAGATTTCAGGAAAACTACAGATATGATGGTGATAATACCGGAGAAAGCTTTTCGACCACCGCAATTATTGCGTTTGACAATACTCATACCATGGATGAGTTAAAGCAGTTCTTTTCAAGTTCATCCAATATCGCAGATTTTACTATTGCAACAGATAATGGGAAAACAGCTGAATATACAACATATGCGAAATTGAAGGATATTAGTCATAACATCTCAAATTATTCGGACGAATACCAGGTAACATTATCACAGGAGTAATTGTATGCAGACGAAAGAAATTAATATTGATCAGAATGACCTTAACGCAATCGAACGCCTTGCGTTTGAATATGAAACGCTCAAAGACACTGTGGCCTATATCGTAACTAACAACGATTCGCCTAGCACACTAGACACAGAGTTATTTAAAAGGTATCAGAACGCTGAGATTACGGCACACATGGCATTCGAACGCGGTAAAAAAGAGATCGAAGAAAAATATGTACCTAAAGAATTGATCGCTACGGGATGCAGATGGTCGCTGGAGTATAAGACCGGAGTTATTACGATTACGAGTTTCGGAGGAGTAAATGAGGCATAGGATTGAAGAATATCAAGACTATATCGCAAGGCTCTATCCGGATCTTATAAAATCAGGTGTTCCTGGCAAGTGGGGAGATGGGAAAATACTCAGCAAACCGGTCACTTTTCAGGTAAACAATGCATGTAACCTTAGATGTACATACTGTTACGAACACGATAAAGGCAATGATCACATGTCTTTTGATACGGCAAAGAAATTTGTTGATTTGATCCTGTCCGGTGATAAAGGTTTTAGTGATTATATCAATACAAAGAATAGTCCTGGGATTGTCCTGGAGTTTATTGGTGGAGAGCCGACACTTGACATCGATCTGATTGATGAAATCGTTGATTATTGGAGACATGAGAGCATAAGGTTATACAGCCAGTGGGCGGAAATGTTTATGGTTTCAATCTGTTCCAATGGAACTCTCTATCAGGATCCAAATGTGCAGAGATTCCTTGAGAAAAACCAGACACATTTATCATTTTCTGTGACACTTGACGGGTCGAAACGAATGCATGATAAGTGTCGTATCTTCCCGGATGGTCGAGGAAGCTATGATATGGCGGAGTTCGCTGTAAAGGACTGGATGTCTAAAGGCCATGAAATGGGCACGAAAATTACGCTCAGTCCTCAGAATGTCGGATATGCGTATGAAGCCGTTGAAAACATGGTTCA